CACGTACAATTTAATCGTCGAGTAAAGACGGGGTTTGAAATTACTCAAAACCCATTGTCAATGATCCAGTCAGCATCAGTAAAAACTTTTGCTCTAACTTGATCATAACTAACCCAATCGGTATGGAAGTTGGGACCCATCCATGCCAATAATTTCGGAAAATATTCATCAAAGACTTCTTTGGGATGCAGAGCAAGTTCACGAATAAAATTGTCTGCTCTCTGTTCAGAGACTTCAATATATTTACCAGAAACAGTATAATGAACCATATTTATCAAAGATTCAAGCTCAATAGCTCCTACGAACCTTTGATAATCATCGTGCCATACTGAATACCTCTTAAGAATAGATACATTGGCTAAAGTATCTAACTCGGGAAAAGTGTCACGTTTATGAGCATCAGTGTAGACAAGTCCTAATTTTGCGAATTCATCACGCAAATTATGCATGTTGAAAAACGTAGCATCTTCTGTAACAGCAAACCTATTATCATCACCTAGAAATCGTGCAAAAACACACGAATCATAAGATAAAGCTAATTCGAAAAGGTTAGTGAAACCAGAAAGACCAGATTGTCGTTGAGCCAATACTAAATAGACGTAACGGAAAACCAATTCATTGAAAAATGAGTTACCAACCGCAGTCATGAAATTACCAGAACACCAAGAAGATGTCCAATATTCCATAAGACCACCACGAATGTGGCAAGATTGGCAACAGGATAACAACCAATTTCGACGGATGTTTCCGTTAAGTTTCCCTTTAGGAGAACCTGAGTGATAACCTTCTCTCCCAAAAGCATACTCAAGTGCACTCCATGTATTTTCGATAATGGTCGAGTTCATTCTTTTGTCCCAACCACTATAATCACCTGCACCATGTCGATCTTCACCGCCAAACTCAATAAATTTCTTTTCCATATGATCCCAGTCTAAAACAGGATTATAACCAACAAGAGTTGAGTTAAACCCAATTGTGCTTTTAACAGCACGTGCCAAAGGACCATAATACATTTTCCCTACAATGGTGTGGTCCATTGCAGAACCAGAAATGAAACGCGGGAACTCAACCTTCTCAGGCTTTCTAAGTTCAGCTTTCAAGTTATCAGTAAATGGACAAAAGGGATCTATGTCATTAGCAAAACATTCAATATTATGTTGAACTTTCGCTACCAACTGTGGGAACTTATTAGTAAGCGAAGTGGTACCATCCGAATTTCTGAAGAAATAACTCTTAGTCGTTTCTCCACGAGCATTATACGGATAGCCCGGTGATGTGGTAGTATCATAAGCTTTGATAATACCATCAGAAGTTCCTTCAATAACCTCCTGTAATGTGAGATTACCCATATCACATTTCTTGAACAATTTACGTAACTGTGTGCCCATAGCTTTAACAGTCACGTCCATCAATTCTTCATCAATGAGACATGGAATATCCTCATTGTAGCCAATTCTAGCATTTGGGAAATACTTTGAATCAACTTTAACAGGAATTTTTGTTGGCGGAGGAAAATCCTCTGAACAACCCTCAA